TCCGTTCCTAAATCCACCAGGAATCAATGTTAATCCGCTTGAATTATCGCCAGAATTTGGGTTTATCCAATGCACTGTACCAGCTTCTTTCATTGCAATACCAGCAGTTGAAACGCCGCCTAAATAACTTACCAATGATGAAACTTCTGTATTTGATGGAACATGCCAGCCAGCTGGGGCAAAATTTGCATTGCTTGCAGCAAACCAATTATATAGCCTTCCGTACATCACATTCGAAGTGGCAATATTTGGCTTTACATTATGTCCGTAAAATAATCCCATTAAGCATTTGTATAATTAACCCCATAGTTTACAAACAACCTGGTACCATCATAGGTATATGATATTATTGTTATTTTTCCCGATCCTGTCTGTAAACTAATTACATTTTTACCGTCATTAATCACATAAGGAGTGGGCGATAGCGTAATAGTATGATCAGTACTGCCCTGTGTAATTATAATATTACCTTCCGATCCATCAATTAAATTCTGCAATGTCAATGTAACATTATGCGATAATGTAATTATTGCATTTTTCCCTCCATAAACGTCCATTGTCACAGCCGAAGCACTTTTCAAAACTTGATATCCTACATCTGTCACCCCCGATTCCGCCATGCCATAATACGTAGCATTTCCATCAACATCAAACCCTGCAAAACTTCCTGGGCTTCCTGTATGCCCTGCTGTCTGCCAGTCTTTATGCGCTAAATTCCTATGGTCGCTTACACCGCCGCCGCCATTGGTACCACTACCACTTGGCGCCCCGCCCGAATTACTTCCGCTACCCGAATTCGAGCCAGTTTGCGCAACTTCGTTTTGTGTTATATAAATAGGTATATCACTGGGTGCCAATTGCAGCAATCTAAGCTCCAAAATACCTGCCTTAAAATCTCTAGTATAATCAAGTATTTGATATACAATACTTTGCAGTTGTATTTTGTTAAATAATTGTATTGTATTATTGGGGTCTACCACCGAAATGGCCAATAATTTGGAATTGCCGCCAAACCTGTTAAAATAGCTCTGTAATATTAACGATTGTATCGACCTAGATTCTGTTACCCCGTATCTATGCCAATTCCATGTTAATTGGTTATCGCTTGTACCATAAGTAAGCGCCGCCTTATTGGTAGGTTTTCCGCTGTCGCCAATTTTAATATCAAAACTATCATTTGGCGAGGCCAATGCATCACTTACGCAACCAAATACCGTATCACTTAATACATTAGCTACCCCGGTTCCACCCGTGGTCACATCATAACTTGTAAACGTAAAATTACTAATGGTAACTTTCATTTGATGGCTCTCTCCGTCGGCTGTCCTGAAGCTTATTTTTACCAGGTAATCAAAACCGTTGGTTATTTCAAAATTTGCATCTTTGGGGCTAATAAAAATGTATGATCCATAATACCCATCAAGGGTTGGCAAATCTAAATATCTTGTTGTAATTACGCCCGCCAAGTCTTTTTGATATATATATACGGTAGGTATTACCGATACATGGTCTACCGATCCCGAATTGTTATTCAAATTAAAATTCAATCTTATGTATCTATTGCCAGTGGTATTCGACAAAGTGTACCATTTAACAAAGGTAATAGTAGTCTGATATACCGTATTGCTTATTATGACAAGCGAACTGCCCCCTGTTAAACTTGCTACCTGGTAAGTTGTCCAAATAACTCCGGTAGCATCATAAAAATTGTCACTGGTAATGTCCTCGCCTCTTTCCTGGTTATGTTGCACCAGATTTATTGCTTTTACTGGCAATTTTCGTGTAAGTTCACTTTTTGTTAAAAAGGTATAGCCATCTATATTAATTAAGGAAGTAAAACTCATTCCTTTATACGAAGGCAATGTATCATTTGTATTATTACGCTTGCTATTATACAACGATCCGTTGGTTTGGTCATTATTAATAATATAATACCTGCTCTTACTTTCGGCATCAAAATCTGCAATATTTTTTAAAGGGGCGCAAATCCTGCAATTAAATACCCTCAATACATTGTCCAATACATCGCCACAATCGCTTGGAATTATCAATCCGTTTTGTACTTTCGAGAATACATCAGGATACATATAAATTTTATTCAAAGGGCTACCCGCGCCCGTCATGCTATTTTCTACCAATCCGCATTGTATTAGCACATCATAAAAGTCTGGTATTTTGTTTAGCACCCAACCCAAAATATTGGCTATCGTAGTTCTAACAGAAGGTATCACGCCCCCCGCGTTGGTAAATGTCAAAGATTTTAGCCTACCCAAATAGTCGGTAGCCGTTAAGGTATAAACTGATGTTTTGTCAAAATAACCACGACTTGTTTCGGCTGGTATAATATAACCAGTCCAAAGCGGATGGGTAGTATCTGCTAAATCAAAAATATTCAATTGATAATCAAAATCGCCGCCCTGGGTCAATAAGTCGTATTCGTCATAATCTGTATTACTGCAAACAAACGAAAAAACAGCCTCTGCGCCTTGTATAGCAGAGCCCTCAATATAAATATGTTTCCAAACCAATGGCGTAGGTGCCAAATTTGGAAGCGCCGACGAAGCCCCTGAGTAACCAGACTTCGAAATCTCAACACGTATATGTTGAGCATTACCCCGCGTCCAAAAACTCGCATAATACTTAATATTTCCCGAAAAAGTACTCATTTTTCCTAATGCCTATTGCCTAACTACTATTGCCTTCTTTCCTATTGCCTAATGCCTAATACGAATATCCCTGTTTCCTCCTAGCCTGATCCAACACAAAAAGTAAATTATTTCCCGAAACCGTACAAGTAAGCATACCCCCTGAATTTCCGCCGCCATTCAACTGCTTAAACATATTAGCCTGTTGCGCCCCGTTCAAAATCATTTCGCCTGCATTGGCTAAAATGGGTGTTCGGTCTCCACCGTAAGCATAACCCGGAACAATACCGCCGCCTGCAAATTTGGGCGCTCCTTTGGCTGCAATATTTTTAGCAACTTTAGATAATGCTATTAAACCTACACCTGCGGCAATTGCTAACCACGGATTTTTAAACATATGCTCAAGAGCTACAGCGGCCACTCCAAGGGTAATTAATTCTTTACCAAATGAAGCCATAAAGTCGCAAATGAGTCCCAGAAATGCATCAAAAACCGATTTCATCCCGCCGCCCGTAAGCACATCGGCCAAACTGTTTCCCACTTGCTCAAATGCAGCGGTTATCATTGGTCCTAAATCAAACGAAGTGGCAAGACTTGTTTTAAAATGTTGGGCCGCTATCTCAAAACCTGTTAATGGCGCCTTCCATTCTTCCAATTGCGATGTTGGGTTTATATCTCCTAAATCAAGTTCGCCCATATCTTTAAATGCGTCTTTTAACAACGCATCGTTTATTTTCATTTTGGTAATTAAATATTCCTGATCTTCTAAAAGTTGTTTTTGCCAGCTTTTTTGTTTTGCAACCTTACCGCTGCCATCGTCTGCTTTATCATCACTGCCAAAAGCAGATCCGTTTTTAGCGCTTAACCAATCAGGCATTAAACTACTTATATGCTTCATTTTACCCTTGGTAACATTTTCAAATGTATCTCCAAAATTTTTGGCTCCCTGTGTAGCAAAATCTTTTATATCGGTTATAAATTCAGTCGAATTCTCTTTTTGCATTTCTTTTAACCCCTTACTAAAATCCTTACCCCAGTTTTTTGGATTAAAAACATATGCCATTTGTCCGCCCACTCCTTTAATAGAGTCAACTATCATGTTAAAAACAAACTTAATCATATTCCACGCTTGCTTAAAAGCAAGTCCAATACCTTCTACAATTACCCTAAACGCTACAGAATTATTATACACATCGGCAAATCCATTATAAGTATCAATTATCCACTTACTCGAAACCTCCCATACATGCATAAAACCCGCGGCAATTTCATCAATAATGGGTGCCAATTTTACTATAATGTTATTGATAAGCATACCGATTCCCATTTTCAGGTTATCCCATTGCACTGCCCACTTATCCATAATGCCCGAAACCGTTTTTACACCCTTTCCGCTTTTTTCCATGCTTTCGGCCATGATATTGCTTAGGGCTGTAGCCATATCGCCTGTTTTGGCAAGTTCTTTTTGATAGTCTTTTGTAGATATTCCTAATTGCGCCAGGGCTTTTGGTGAATTTTTTCCAATACCCAAAACCAATTTATCTGCCATTTCCTGAAAACTGCCGCCTGTTTCTTTTGCATGTTGCCTTACATAAGCAAGCATTCCGCCCAATTTTTCAAGTGGAACGTGTAAATGTCCAGCCTCAACGGCAATACGCATTAAATCCAAATTTTTAACGGCGCCCCCGGTTGCATCCTGTAAATTTTTCAATAAATCGGGTTTGTTCAACGCCTCAAATGGCCCTGTTATATTTACAAGCCCTTTCGACATCATAACCGCCTCTTTGCCAAATTGAAACAATTGCTTGCTAATATTAACAATAGCATAAACCGAGAAAGCATTTTTAATAGAATTGCTAACATCATTCATTTTCGATTGAAACCCCGAAACCTCTGTTTTAGCCTGACCCAAAGCTCCCTTCAATTCTGCAATGTCGGCGTTTATCTTCAGTGTTAATTCGTTTATAACCTTCGAGCTCATTTTTTCAGTTTTAATTCCTATTGCCTAATCCCTTTTCACTATTGCCTAATCCCTTTTCACTATTGCCTAATCCCTTTTCACTATTGCCTATTGCCTATTGCCTAAATGCCTAATGCCTTCTTACTATTGCCTATTGCCTAAATTCTCAAACATCCGATCCGCCTTTTCCCATTCAATCTCAGTAGGCACATACACCTCAATAGTATCCCACGGGAATGGCATAAATTTTCGTATATCCCTAATTGGATCTTTTATTTGACAGTTTACCATGTACGCTGTCTGAATTCTCATTTTTTCAAGCTCAAAGCGCTCTAGGCGTTCCTCAGTTTCTTGCCAGTCTTGCAATGCATGGTCAAACTCAATAGGTGTAATATCAAAAAACTGGCCGGGTGTTAAACCAAATTTAGATAGAGCTATCCCGGCCAGATAATAAAAATCTATTGGGGTTTCAACCTCTTTTTTTTTGGATCAATAACTTGCGCCGCATTCTCAAATTGTTGCGGTTCCTGAACTTTATACTCTCCTTTAACCTTGGCCATAAAAACGGTCAACATTTCCTTAAATTCAAAGAAACATTCATCAAGAATATCTTCCATGTCCACCATTTTAAAGGGCATAACTACTTTTTCAAATTCGCAGCCAGCTTTTAAACCATGATAAAGCATAGTTTCAAAATATTCGTTGTTTTCTTGGTCAACACTATTAGGAACATGTTTTAATACCTTGTACGACAAACGTACAGGATACTGTTTTCCATTGTAATTTATTTGCTCTGTCATTTTTATTGAATATTGTTAATTGTATATTGATTAATAAATTACCGATTATCAATTATTCATTATACAATAATCAATAATCAATAATCAATTCCTACGGATTAGCCGGGAAAGTCAAAGCCCCACTTCCTGTAAATTCACAACTAAAAGTAACTTTATCGCCCACTTTGCCGCTTTCTTTGCACGAAGTCAAAAAAGCCGATCCAGTAATATACTTATCGCCGCTAACCTTGGTATTAACTGCCATAGTTAAAGCAGTATCAGTGCCCAATAAACTGGTAAGCAAATCGTCGTTATTGGTTTCAGTGCCGCCCGGAGTACCACGCGTAACCAAACCACTACACGAAATTTTCCAACTTTTCAAATCCACCAGGTAAGCTTTCCACCCGTCAGGGTCAAGCGTTGTAACATCAATAGTCTCTTTGTTAATTTCAAAATCAAAATCAGTTGCAAAAGCTATATTTTTTGTCCCAACCAAAACAAAAAACTCCTTACTTAAAACCGCCGTTAAAGCCATATTTTATAAATTAGATTATTAAACTTATGCCTAATGCCTCTTTACTAATGCCTTCTTACTATTGCCTATTGCCTAATTAGTCGCAATCGTCAAAGCCCCCGTCCCCGTAAATTCAGCCGAAAAAGTAACCTTATCGCCAACCTTTCCAGACTCTTTAAACGAAGTAATAAAAGCGCTTCCTGTAATATACTTATCAGCCGTAATAGTGGTATTTACAATAATAGTAACCGGAGTATCCACAGTTATTAAACTGTTAAGTATACTATCACTATTGCTTTCAGTTCCTGAAGGCGTGCCTCGATCGTGCAAACCACTACACGAAACTTTCCACGATTTCAGATCAACTAAATAAGCCTTCCACCCGTCCGGGTCTAAGGTTGTAACATCAATAGTCTCCTTATTGATCTCAAAATCAAAATCAGTTGTACCAATTATCGAAGTGGTACCAATCTTTACAAAAAATTCTTTTGATAATACTGGTGTAAGTGCCATATTTTAGAAATTAGATTATTAGAAATTAGAATTTAGAAATTATATCGTTTTTTTTAACTATTGCCTATTTATTGCCTATTTATTGCCTATTGCCTATTTATTGCCTAAATGCCCATCAATTCATATAGAAAATTTTGTACTTCAAACTTCCCACAAATTGTCCCCTTTCCCCTTCATTCTGTGTATCAATCGAAATCATATTCACATCCCTAAACTTGCTGCTTACCCCGCCATCGTAGTTATCCAGGTAAGCGCGAATGTGGCCAATAATATCGTCAAGCGTTGCAGTATCCGGGCAAACTATTGCAAGGTCAACATCATATATATCAATTACGTTGTTTGTTTCAAGTGTACTAATATTGTCACTCAATTGAAATTGATAAGCAATATTACTACCCGTTAAACTCTCGTTATCTGGCAAAATCTGAAAATAGATACCGTCAACCGCGTTGTTTATCGCAGTGTTGGCGGTTAATAAAGTATATATGTCAGTTGCAAAACTCATTTTTATCGTATATTGCCTAATGCCTATTGCCTAATGCCTTTTATAATAATAATCATTTCTTCCGTGCCAAAGCCTTTAATTTATTAGCTGTTTTCGCCCCAAAATCCATAATGAAATAATTCACTACATTGTTTAAATTACCTTCAATTATGCCTTTTGCAAATGGCTTTTTAGGCATTACGCCCCGGTTTGCCATTTTATTCATAACCTTTATTTTTCGCGCCCTTCCTGTTAGCGCTTTTATTTTATGTATCTTGTACCCCTTTGTTTTCCTTTGTTTTGTGCCATATTCTAAAAACCTGTAATAAAAGAAATTACTACTCACACCCGAAACAACACCCAAAGGGTTATTTTTATCTTTTATGGTAACAAATTTCGGCTTTGTACTTTTTTTACTTGATGAAAATGGATTACCCTGCTGAAGGTTATTTTTGATATTGATATTCGCCGCATTAGTCATGACCGATAATAAAACCCGCTGTTGATCCTTAGCCGTCAGGCTCTCAATCATTGCGTAAGTTTCCCTCAATCCCAATACCTCAAAATCCATTCTATTGCCTTTTTACTATTGCCTATTGCCTAAACCCTGATGCCTATTAAACTATTGCCTAATGCCTATTGCCTAAAATTCCTATTGCCTTCTTATAACTCAAACTTCACACACTTCAATCTCATTCCATCCCGCCTTCCAATCGCCTCAATAGCCAAAATCTTATAATAAATCCCTTCGTATTTTATCCTACACTTGTAATCCACGGCTTTATCGTATCTAATGGTAAAATCAATATCCGTATAAGCCTGGGCGCCTTCGTTAAATTCAGTTTCGCCATTGGTATATTTTACCGCTGCAAATGTTGTTTTAAGTAAAGCATACGTTTCAACCGGGGTACCAACTGTATTCTTAGTCGTAACCTCTTTTTCTATAATAACAATCCGGTCAAGCGTCAAATTCATTTCTTAAAATTCAATTGTTCAATTATTCAATGGTTCAAATGTTCGCTTGTTCAATTCCAAACTAAAAACTATCTGATTTGATGTATATCCACATTATAGTTAATAGGCTTAACTTTCATAGCTACAAACGGATTAAGCATAGTTTCAAACCGTTTCATGTCCACCAAATTATTATACGACATGTTTTCACGGTTATCGTACATATCCTTAATTTTGCTCATAATGGCAACCCTTATCAAAGGGTTTAACTTTCCAGCATCATAACCAGTTTTAAAAACCATAGTTACAATCTGAATTGGCAAACTGTTATCCAGGTAAATTCTAAAATAGCTATCATATGTTTGCATATTGCCATATAGCAAGGTATTACCAGCCTGATCCTTTAAACTATCAATCGAAATCAAATTGCACTCATCAACATCTATCACATATCCAAGAAAATTTTCCAAAACAAGCGTATTGGTAGTCAAAGCAATATCCCTATTGGTATATTGTTCCGCAGCCACCACGGCAGCTTGAATTAAATTCATGATAAGCGAATCTTCATCACTGGTATCCACCCGCAGGTGCATTTTGGCATCCGCAAGGCTTATATGATAGTTTGTTTTGGATTTTGTTAGCATTTTAATGAATGAATGTATGAATGCATGAATGTTTGAATAATTGAATGCAAGAATGAATTTTTTATTCATTCATTCTCGCATTCATGCATTTAAGCATTAGATAGTAGCGTTACGAATAACCGAGAAACTCAAAGCGTTTGCAATATCGGTATCAAATAAGCCCGAAGCTGTTATTTTTACTTCGCCTTTATCGTCGTTTGTATAAGGGTTAACGATTAACTCAATACCGCCCCAACTTCCAACTACAGCGGCTTTAAAATCGCCAAATAATACATCAAAGCAAGTATTTGTCATACCGCCGTTGGTTGTAGCCATCGAAGCTGTGGCAAAAGCTTTATAACCATTAATCATATTGTCTTCCCAAACAAATTTAGCGGCGCTGGTACTTGATTT